TCCATCGTCCTTTGTGTGGTGGCAATCACACTTAACCTCGTGAACCTGTATCTATGGTTCCGAACTAATCGGGAGCAAAACAAAGTAGCGGACTTCCTGTTGCAAACCGATCTTGATCTCCAGGGTGTTGTTGATTGGCTTCGGGAAGGTGAACCCCCATCCCATCTATCAGATGAGGCCCTTGACTTAGGTGCTGATTTTCCAAAGGCACCAAGGGACCACGCGGAGGAATAACGCAATGAACCTCAGCCCAACCAGTCTTGGCTTCCCACAAATCAGTGGGGAAGGTTGCATCTCATTGGGCCATCTTCCTGCAATGGATGCCATTGGATGGATGCCAGGGATCAGAACGGACTACAACCTCAACTATCTAGTTCGTTGTGATGGATGGGACGTGAAGCGGTATTTCGAGGCAGGTGGTGATCCGAAAAAGTGCATCGTCCATTTCCTGTGCGAAGACAACCTGATCGAACCACTCTGGAAAGGTCATCTATTCCTGAAAAAGGTAGCCTGGTTGCAGGAGCGTGGCATCTCCAAGGTTGTCAGCCCAGACTTCTCAGCCTGGAAGTTCCAACCCCTCATCTACCAGCTATATCAGGTCTACCGATCAGCCGTAGTCTCCTCCGATTTCATCAAGGCGGGATTTTCCCTGATTCCCAACGTCGGCATTTTGGCCCTGGATGGGTGGCTGGAGATATGGTCGGGATGGTGGCCGGATAGCTTCCCCGGCCCAATTCTTATTGACGCTCACCACCAAAAGGGTATAGAATGGGGACGTACCCAGTTTTGGAAAGGGGCCAGGTGGCTTGTGAGTCGCTGGCCCAAAACCCCAATTTGGCTGTGGGCTAGGACCGATAAAGTAGCAAAAGAGTGGGCAACCAAAGTAGGCCCCTGCACCTGGGTTCCCACCCGAAGCTACATGCAGGATCAAGTGGTCAAAGCCCGGAAACAGAGGCAAGGTAGGCTTGCCCCGACAGCCTGAAAGGAACGATGCTATGAGTAAAGGTGCTGCTTCGGACGTTGGCCGTCGCCGATTGCGTCCACGTACTGTCGCCGGTGCAGAGCGGAGGCTTCGTCAGATCGCCGCCGATGAAGGTGCCCCTGATCGTGTCCGCAACCGAGCACGGCGTTTGCTGAGGGAAGGCAACTTTTAATTGAGCCAATCGTGGGGGTTGGGTAAGCCGGTCAAATGACCAGGCTTGAGACTGACCACCCTTCACCTGAAGTGGGGGGTGGTTTTTTCATGCCCATACCTCTACACTATCTTAGCAGAAGTTTGGTTTCTTCGGACTGGACACTTTGGCAAATGTGACAACAGGAATCGAGCCATGGCCAAACACCCAATGGGCCCGGAAGACCAAGACAAAGACCAAGATGGGCTAAGACACACCACCGGCAATGGTCACTCAAACGGCAATGGAAACGGCAACCCTGATGACACCCATAATCCATTACTAACGGCTGCTACTATTCTCCGCCAGAAAGGGAAGCCAAGGAAGCGTCTTCGCCTTGAAACCCTAAGTGCAGAGAGTTACAACAGGTTCCTTCGCTACATAGAAGCAGGGGCCTACGACCATGTAGCAGCAGCCTCCCTTGGTGTAAACGCCAAGACGTTCTATGCCTGGTTGAACAAGGGAAGGAAAGAGCGTGAACGATTGTCCAGGCTAGAACAATGCGAAGAGGAAGACTTACAACCTGATCCAAATGACTTGATCGAACCGCCCAATGGATTCATCTACCTGGGATTTCTCGAAGATGTTGAGGAAGCGAAAGGTAAGGCCAGGCTTTTGGCAGAGGTTGCTGTTGCGAAAGAAGATCCGAAATGGTGGTTGACGCATGGCTCTGCAAAACAGGACTGGTCGCCCAACATTCAGATCGGTGGAACGCTACAACACGATGTTGAAGTCACTCAGAAAGAACAGTTCCCAGCAGATGAAGAAACCCTTGCCGGTGCATTGTACTTGTTCCAGGAACTCGGACTGATCGAAGCAACAGAAGAAGGTCAACGTGTCTTCAACGCCCTCGAACAACAGAACGGTGAAGACGTGGTAGACGTTGACGCAGAAACAGACGGAAACGGAGAAGCGGTGTAGTGGATAGGACTGGATTGGATGGGCATGGACAGGACGGGAATGGAAGGTAGTGGATGGGACGGGAGAGGAGGGGAGGGGACGGGAATGGAAAGCAATGGTTGCCCTTATCCATCCAGCGGAGCGGAACGGATTGGATCGGATGGGAATGGAAAGTAGAGGATCGGAACGGAAAGGAGCGGATGGAAGTGGAAAGTAGCGGAACGGATAGTAACGAAGTGAAGCGGATAGGAATGGAAGGGATCGGAATGGTTTTCACCAACCCCTTCAGTCAGGAGGTCTATCATGCAAGACGTTTTAATCAAGAGGTCTACCATGCAATGTTCTGAAGCCCGCGGTTACGTTTTCAGCCATGAAGAAATGGCACAAATCCTCATCAAAGCCATCGAAGCGGAAGGTGGCGATCTGACCGGCTACACCTTCGTCGGACTCTATCCGGCAAGGGCAGGTTGCCGCGTCTTGTTTCACAAGCTGAATCCCCCTTCTCTCCCAGAAGGAACGCACGTCAAGAAACTAGGTTAAGGTCAAGTCACCCTAACCCCCACGGGAGATTGACATGTTCAATTTCATTTCCAACCTGATTGGTACTACCGTGTTCGCATTGACCCTCGTTCTGCTGTCGACTGTGTTTCTGTTGGGCCTGGTCCTCTTGGGAATCGAAATAGGGTTCTGACATGCCGAACCAGACACCAAACCAAGAGGTAATCAAGCAAAGCATTAACAAGAAAGCCAGCATCTTGCCAGGCTTTCGATACTGCCCAATCTGCTCTGGGTTCGGCTTTGTCTTTCGTCAACCCAATGCAGCAGAGATTGCAACCAGTTTCCAAACCGCGAACCTACGTGACACTTGCCTTCGCTGCCGAGGAACTGGATTGCTGTGCATTCGCTGCAACAAGCCCATGGAACATTGTCATTGCAATGAATAAGGAGGTTCCAATGTCCGTTCAGCGAACCCTTACCCTGGAATGGGGCAGCCCGAAGACCAAATCAGCTAAACGGAGGAAGCTCAAGCGGTTTCTGAAGGAAGTAGAAAAACTTCGCTTCCTGTCCCAAGAGGCCCAGGATATTAACGACTTGGAACGTGCGGGCAGATATTTCAAACTCAGAATCGCAGCCTATGGCTGGTATCATCACCTTGGTTGCCCGGTGACCCTTGCCATCCTCGAAAGCGAGGAAGGCTTTGAACACCCATTGAACCCTGGCGAAGTCTAGTGACTGCTATCCCGATTGAGGCACAACGAAAGTTCTGGCGATGTCTGCACTGGTCGGAGTACATCCCACACCGGCCAACAGCCAGGCAACTATGCTTTCTCATGCTACCTCATCGGGAAGCGTTCTATGGGGGTGCGGCAGGTGGTGGCAAGTCGGACGCCCTGTTAATGGCAGCCCTCCAATACGTGGACGTACCACGCTATTCTGCCCTACTGTTCCGCAAGACCCTCACCGACTTACAACTTGAGGAAGCCCTGATCCCACGCTCTCACCAGTGGCTTTCTCAATCGGACGCCCATTGGAATGGTTCACTCAACAAATGGACGTTCCCGTCAGGTGCCGTGCTACAGTTCGGCTACCTCAATGGCCCGATGGATCGGTACCGCTATCAGTCATCGGCCTTCCAATTCATCGGCTTCGATGAACTCACACAGCACTGGGAATGGGACTACACCTACCTGTTCTCCCGTCTTCGTAGGGGCCATTGTCCCGAACACCAACAACAGCCCAATCCCAACTGCCCTACCTGTCGTGAGTTTGCCCAACAGTCCAAGATCCCCTTGCGTGTTCGTTCAGCCTCCAACCCCGGTGGTGTAGGTCATGGTTGGGTTCAAGAGCGTTTCCAGATCGAACGTGTTGGGCCTATCTACCGGGGAACCCACCCCCAACGTCCCCACATCCCAGCCTTCATTTCAGACAACCCATTCCTCGATCAAGGGGAATACATCGAATCCCTTCAAGAGCTTGACCCCATTACCCGCGAACAACTTCTAAACGGTGACTGGGGCGTCAGTCCCGACAGTCGTTTCCGGAGGTCCTGGGCTAAATACTATGGCTTCACGGACGACCACCTGGTCATCGTCCTTGAGGACGGACGCACCCACTACGTCCATGATTGCGTGTTCTTCCAAACCATTGACCCTGCTGCCTCTGTTCGGGAAGGTCCGGCGGATGCACTGCTATGGCAGCGTGAACCCTCCTGGACCGTCATCTCTACTTGGTGCATCACGCCCCAATGGGATCTGCTCCTATGGGATGTAGACCGCTTCCAAGCAGAAACCCCCGAGGTCCTACAACGCATCCGCATGAACTGCCGGAAGCACGCGACCAACCAACCGGGCTCCAACTTACCGAAGGTCATGGGTTCCGGCCGGCTACTCTTCGTCGGTGTTGAAGCCAACGGCTTGGGCATCGGCTTGTTCCAACTCCTAGCGGCAGAAGGCTTCCCGGTCAAGGACCTTCGCCCCGCATCACAGGACAAGCTCGTGCGTGCCACCACCGCGGCCAATCAGATGGAACGTGGGAAGGTTTTCTTCCCCAGAGAAAAGTACGCCCCATGGCTTCGCAAATGGGAACAAGAGATATTCACCTGGACAGGTGATCCAAAGGAAACTGCCGACCAAGTAGACACACTGGCCTATGCCGGTATCTGCTTCCTCGAATTAGTAACGTCCTGTGGTGCCAGCTTGTTCGAGGTACCAAACGATCAAAGCGATCATACACCGATGGTCGTATCCTAACTTCAGCACGGAGAGTCCTAATGCCTTACAAAGTCTGCCACTACCCCATTCCCGTTCTGTCTGCACTGCACGGACATACGAGGCATCCGGTAAAGACCGGACTTCAGAACGTGATGAATCAGCTTTCGGAGCAAGGTGCATCATCCGTGACCCTAGTTCCCTTGGCAACCGGCGACTACATGGTCACAGCAGAGTTCCCCGAACCATGCAACGTCGATGAAATCCTGGAACCTAATCCGGCCTTGCCTACCTTACGCAAGAGCGAAGACCCGAAGCCAGAAACCCAGGCACCTGCCCAGCCCAAGGAACCTTCCCAACCTGCTGAGCCCAAGCAAAAGGCAAAGGCAGCAACTACTGGGAAGAAGCAAGGCTAACCGGCCCAACCAGGTTACTCTGCCCAAGCATCGGAAATGCTTTCCCCGGCAGCCCCGTCACTTGGCAACTGGACCCTGAAGTTCTTTCGGAAGAACTCCTGGAACGTGCCAGCAGCGTCGTTTGCCACGGTGAATGTGGACCGATCCCCTCGGATAAACTTCGCGTTGCCCGCAAGGATCGCAACCCCAACGCCACCGTGGTACTCGACGGGTGCCAACGCCAACCCATCCACGTAAACACTCTTTGCATTCGTCAGGGTGTTCTCCACCTTCACAACCAGCTTGAAGTCGCTTGGGATTTCAGCCGGTGCCGTGAAGAAGAAATACTCCTCATCCCATGCTACTTGAGCAGCCAGGGCTGCTGAGTTCATGCTGATCTTTTCCGTTGTCCCCGCCGTGTATCCCGTCCCTTCCATCTCAATCGTCAAATCACCTGCCACAATTCCAGCCGTCCCCTTCACCCAACAACCAACGAAATACCTCCGCAATGGCGTCAAGTCCGACACATCCTGATGGATTTCAATGGTAGCTTGTGCCCCATCGCCAGCATACTCCAAGCAAGCACTACCACGATGCTCACTTGCAGTGTTCTCCAAGATGTGGGTTGAAGCCGTCCCATTGTCGATTGTCCAATAGTCCGGGTCGTCACTTGTGAAATACTCGAACTCCCCATCCGTAATGATCCCCGCCCCATTCGCTACGGTCACGCTAGGGCCTAGCCCACTTCCTTCTGCCTCCCAACTGTAATTCTCATCCCCTTCTTCTCCTGACCAGGAGAACACTTCCGATCCTTCATCCACCCCATCCGTTTCCGAATCCTGAATGCACGTCAAGGTCATGGTCTCACTGACCACACCCAATTCCGAATCCGTTCCCGTATAGGCTGCGTTCTCGCCAGGCATTCTTCCTGCCCCGGCCGCATTGCTCAAGTCCTGGGCATAATCAGGAATGACAGGCCAGCCGCTACTTGGGGCACTTGATCCATCCAACAGTTTCGTGTTGAGTACCACCCCATCCCCGTTCCCATCAATCACCGTGGCAGCACCAACCGTCACCGTACTCTGGTCCACGTCTTCTCCATCGTCCACCATCTTCCGATACAGTTCCTCCAGCAGGTCTTCCGTGGTCACGTCCTTCGTCAGGTTCATCTCATCCAGCACGGTGTCATAATCCCGTAGCCTTTCTTCCGCCAGAGAGCCGAGGCTGGTAATCCAGCCAATCACAGCATCCTTGAATCCGATGAACATCTCAGACGTACCACTTAGCACGTCATACCTGGCAGCCAGAGCCCCATCCCCCAGATCCGTTTCGTCGATGAACTGGTCGCTGATCTCATCTTCCATGTTCACCAGGTCGATTGCAGCGGTTCCATCGGCGAAATCCAGCAGGTCATCAATGGCCTCAATTACTTCGCCGATGTCACGGAACAGATGGTCATAAGAGAGTGCCATGGGCTAATTCCTTTGTCTTAGGACTATATTAGCTCTGATTTGATCCTTCTGGGGGAAAATTCTTCCGTCTGAGACCATTTTACCACCCAGTTCCTATTGACCAACCTGAAATTGCACAAATAGAATGAGGAACAGAACAGGGTCCGATCCGCAGACATCTATATTGTCGGAGGAAACAATGAAGTTCACCAAGCTCATTGCCCGACCGGGCACGTATGAGGCTTCAACCCCCACCGGACCCGAACGTGTTCATCTGAGCCATGATCGACTGAAGCAGTGGGCAACGGCCTTTGATCAAATGACCTCCGCCGAGAACCCGCTGCGAATCCCCGCCCCTTGGAAGCACGACGCATCCAAACCCCTCTCCAAGGAAGAACGGGCTGCCGACAACAACGCTGGTTTCTGGGAGAAGATATGGCAAGCCAAGGATGGTTCCTTGTACGGCCAGCTTGACGTTCCCCGAGACGAAGACGCTTCCAAAGTCGGCACCACCGTCCAAGAGGTTTCGCCCTACGTCCTGCCCAACTGGAAAGACGGCATGGGGCGTGAGTGGGGCGAGAGCATGATGCACGTTGCCTTGGTCACCCACCCCGTTACCCCCGGGCAGACCAACTTCGAGAAAGTGAAGACGAAGCACAAGGGCGAACCCGCCATGGCCCTTGCACTTTCTCAACTCCTCTTCGCCGACACCGTTCAGGAACCAAAGGAACCGGAGAATCAAGCCGGGTCCATCGAAGCGAACAACGCATCCGTTTCGGATGCTGTTGCTGCCCTTGCTCAAGTTGGCGTCGTTCTTCCAAGCGACACGAACGCAGAGAATGTGGTGGAACGCATCGTCACCGCAGTTCAAGCCATCAAGGGCAGTCAGACATCGGAGGGTACCCCGGCCGGTCAAAATCAAGACCAAGCCGGCAAACCCACTGAGAAACCACTTCCAATCGCTATGGGAGAGAACCTGATGAAAGTCAAGGTATCACAGGACGGCAAGTCCCTGGAGTTTGCCTCCGAAGACGAGTGCAAGCAATTCCAGGAAATCGTCGGCAAAGCCGAGGCAAAGGACGATACCGTCAAGCACGCCTTGGCCTTCGCCACCGACTCTGCCAAAAAGACCTACGTGTCCCGGGTCGAACGACTCGTGGAGCAAGGTCGCATCACCCCGGCCGTTGCAACCAATAAGCTGAAGCCGATGATCGAAGCCTTCGAGTTCAGCCTTGGTGCAGACGGCAAGCAAGCCACCACGGAGTTGGACAACGTGCTTGGAATCCTGGAAGACCTGCCTTCCAATTCCACGGGGTTCGGTTCCCTTGCGAGCATCCTGTCCGACGAAAACGGATCGCCCAAGAAACCCGAAGGGCTTCGCTTTGCCTTCGAGCAAGAGATCCCCGAGTCCATGTTGGAAAGCGGCATGAATGCCATTTCCGAGGAAGATGCGGACAAAGCGGCAGACGCACAACTTCAAAACGCTGGCCTTGCTTCTCCCTCCAGAAAAGAGTGAACGGGCAACTTGTCGTTGCCCAATAAAGGGAGAGAACAGCAGCAGTCTTAGGAGAGTCCAATGTTGAATTTCGAGTATCATTCCGCGATCCCCGGAATCCGGGAAGCCCTTTTCAACACTGAGGACATCATTTGGTGGGGACGGCGTGATAACGTCATTACCCTTCCCTGCCTTATCGACGGTGCCTCACGCTACAACGACGGTGGAACCGACCTGGACACGCTCCCTGCCGGTCTTTTGATGGGCAAGGTAGCATCCACCGGCAAGCTCAAGCAGTGGGATTCCACCGCAACAGACGGCACCCAGTACATCTTCGGTGTGCTCATGCACGAGCAGAAGATGCAAGCCGCCGGTGCCAACCTGGATCGACTCCGAGGTCACATCATGGTTGCCGGTCCCATGAAGCCCTCCGGCTTCATTGTTTCGGGCACCACCACCCGTGGCATCAACGGCCAGAACTGGGAGCAACAGGTTCGCCAGCAATTCCAGAACCGTGCCGTGTTCGACGATGAGCCGCAGATGAACGTCTTCGGTGGATGGCGTGACACCCGCGACATTACCGCAGACGCCACGCTTGTCGAAGCGGACAACAACGTCCTCTTCACCAACAACGGGGCAACCGGTAGCGTCACGTTCACCTTGCCGGCCACAGGGCCTAAAGAGGGCTATCGCTTCGGGTTCTACGTTGCAAACCCGAATGAAGTTATCATCATGGCAGCCTCCGGGGCACCCATCATCGCCGATGGGGATGCGACCTGTGAAGCCGTTGCCATGCAGCCCCATATTGGCGAGTTTGTCGAGATCATCGGCATTTCGACAACCAAGTACATCGCCATTCACAGTCAAGGTGACGTGGATAAGTTCTCCGGCAACCGTTATCGGCTGGAATGGACTGCCGGGGAATTCGGTCTGCCGCAACTCAACGCCTCCATTGCACCTTCCTCCGCCGACGATGGAAACGATGGTGCAACGGCGGCAGAGATTGCAGCCATGCTGGTCTGTGATCCACACTTCGAGATCAGTGGTACCGGTGCATCTGACGATGACGTGACCTACGATGCCGAAGGTGGCATTACCCTAGAGACGGACGGTGGTGGTAATGACCAGGTAATTCTCGGCCCACATCAGGACACAAACCTGACTCCGTGGGCCAACATCACCTGGGGCACTGACCAGGAAACTATCTGGGAGTGCCGTATTCGGACGGGTGCTGCTGTCACCAACATGGCAATCATTGCCGGCCTTAAACTGGCAGTAGCTTCACCCTCTGCTATCGGTACTGACGCAGACCAAGCCTGCTTCTGGTACCGAACTGACCATGCGACTGTTACCACCCAATGGCTCGCGGTTTCGTCCGGGGCTGCAATCGGTGCTGATGATGAGCATGACACGAACGTAGATGTTCTTGCCAACACCGACTACCATCTCAAGATCGCTATCGGTAATGACCGGAAAGCCCGGTTCTACATCAACGGCGTTCACGTTGAGACTTCGGCTGCCTTGGATGATACCACGGACTTGATCCCGTACATCGCCGTTGAGGATCTGGCCGGAGCCGCACGTTCCATTACCGTTCGTGGACAGGCAATCGAGCGTAACGCTGCCTAACGCAGCTTGACAAATTCGGATGAACAGGAAGGGGCTGAACCAACTCTAGGCCCGCAGATCAGCCCCTTCCTTCTAACACCAACTTTGGAGACCTTCCATGGCCAACATCACACTTCCCCAAGTCCTGAAGGCCCCGGTTGTAACTCGGGTCATCTCCAGGATCAGAACACCGCAACAGGTGTTCCAACGATTCCTTGGGTGCCTCCCGGGAGGTCCCAATATCAATCCGGTTGGTGGCAATGCTACCGGCTGGGACATCATGGACAACGTGCGAGACATTGCCACCGGCCGCGATTTGGATTCCGGCCCGGCGACTGTTGCCTTGCAGAAAATCGGGCACGTCTCGGCAACCATGTGGCGTGGGCACGAAAAGAAGCACTTGGAGGAATCCCGCCTCTATCGTACCCGCCCGCTTGGTCGTCCCTGGGGAGAAATCGACAACCGCGGACAACGCTACGTGACCAGGCAGGAGGAAACGCTGGCCCAGCGGTTCTACAACGCCCGGGAGTTCATGATCTCCCGCATGTTCCGTGGCGGTTTCGATCTGGACTTGCAAGGCGATAACATCCTGCTCCGGGATGCCGCAACACCGACCAGTCCCGAAATCAACTACCGCGTTCCTGCCGGCAACCTCGGCGAATGCGAGATGACGGACTTGGATGCGAACAAGCTCATCCCAACGAGCTACAATGCGGCTCAACAGCTTTTCGATAACGGCACGGCAACCCTGAAATGGTCGGACACTACCAACGCACCGATCTTGACTCAGATGCACCTGCTGAACGCTGCATTCGAGGTCCAGCACGGTATGCCGCTCCGCCACGTCTGGATCAACTCATCCACCTGGGTTTGGGTCATCAACAACACGGAGATTCGCAATGCGTGCGGATCGGCCAATGCGGTGTGGACCGACTATCGGGTCAGCCCCGGATGGGGAGATCCGGGAGATCCCGACAGGATTAACGGCAATACCTCATTCGACATCGTTCTTCGGCCCATGCCTTGGCTCACCTGGCACGTCTACGATGGTGGCCTTAAGGTGTGGGATGGTACCTCGGCCTACGCCTTCGCCAAGTTTGTGCCAGACGACCACGCTTACTTCTGCCCCGACCCGAGCCCTGTTTGGTTCGAGTTGCACGAAGGTTCCGAACTGGTTCGGGAAAACGTGGTTGCCCAATCGACAGAACGCTTTGGCCTCGCTGGATGGGCTGAACCGACGACGCAGCCCTCTGGTTTTGATCTGATTGAAGTCGACAACTGCCTGCCCGCCCTTTACATCCCCCGGGCAGTTGTTGACGGCACAATCAACTTCCCGTAGCAGTTCCCTCTAACCGAAACAGCGGGGCCCACGAACCCTGCGGGTCTGCCCCCCGCAGGGTTCTTTATTTGGAGAATCAAAATGAACAACGACCCTATCCACACCAACAAGTTCCGTCTAGCAATCGGCCTCATCGCCTGCATCATCGTTGGGATTGCAGTCGGAACGGCCTTGCAGGATTTTCTCCTCCAGAAAGTCGAAGCCCGAACGGGTATCGGTCTGGCAAAAACAGCGGTTATTCAGAGCGAGTACCGTCCTATTACCGGATCGTATTCCCGGCTTGCCGTAGTCTCCGGCACTCCTGTCTTTCTGGATGGTACGGCTGCAACCGGAACCCCATCCATTCCAACAGGGGCATACCTCGCCTACATCCAGGCAGAGGACGGCAACATCCGCTATCAAGACGACGGCGGTACACCCGTGGGTGCAACGCCTACCGGAATGCTGCTTTCTATCGGCGGAGAGCGATGGTATCAGGGCGATCTTGAATCCCTGGTCGTTGACGCCGAGGCTGGAACCGTTCACTTGAACGTCTTGTTCTACGGCAAGTAGATCCCCGGCAACCCAACTGACTTCAGAGATCAATCGGAGTTGATTCCATGTTCAACCGTATCAAAACCTTCCTCTTGCGACCAATTGTAATCATCATCCTGATTGCCTCTGGCTTTACCGTCGCCGGCCCTGGTTTATCCAGGACAGCCTACCGCTCTTTTACCGGACAATACGTTGTTGCATCTGCCGATGCAGGCTGGTTGTGGAAACTCGTTGCTTGGCGGCAATGTGATGGCACCGCAGATAACATCCAGATCCAAGAGGCTTTGACTCAGGCAGGCACCGATGGGGGTGGAGTGGTGAAGCTCACCCCTGGAGAATACTTCTATGCTGACCCTACCGGCAAGACTATCTGGAAAGGTACTTGTACTACTTCCGGAAGCCCGACAACCCTTGCGGTTTCTGCTTGGACCACGGGGACAATTGCCGATGTGAACGTAGGTGAATTGCTTCGCCTTTCCCATGATGGTGCTGGAGTTGACCCGGCAGATAGTGAAGACGATGTAATTTTCACGGTTACCGCAAAAACCTCTGGAACCCCGGACACTATTGAGCTCAACGGTCGTCTAACAACCAACTGGAATCCAGACACCCTTACCTTTACCCGTGTTGTCTCGGCTTTGGAGGTGCCCTCCCAGGTTAGCCTGGAAGGTGCAGACACAGGGGCTACCACCCTACGTATGGCAACCGGGGCCCATTGCTCTGCAATCCATTTGGAAGACGGCTATGATGCTTCTCACTTGGTGTGGGGTGTGAGGCTGCATAACTTTGACATTGTGCCGCAGACCACAGCAGTAGCCTACGATGCGAGAGAAAATGGTCTTGTTATTTCCCGTTGGACGGCTGAGATTGATATTAGGAATGTAAGTGTCTGGTATACGGGAGGGGATGGGGTCACCATCAATCACGGGCATGGGGTTCGCATGAATGGAGACTGTTGGCAGGAAGGCTGCTATGGCAATGGTATCGTACTTGCCCCAGGTGATGAGGCTTGCATCAACAACGCTATGATAACGAATAATCATGGCCATGCGGTTGTCATGCACCGCAGTACCAGGGTAACTCTTAATGGCTGCTGGGCAAACCTAAGTGAGAATGCCTATGCAGTAAAAATGTTCGGGGCCCATAGGAATACCATTGTAGGCAATCGGTTCTATGACAATGACACCGATCCTCCTGGCTTGATGTACCTGACTGGTGTGGGCTATGGGAATACCATCGTGGGCAACTCGTTCGAGCTTATCGCCAACGATGTACAAACCGCCCTGCACGTAAACACCGGGTATTTCAATTCCATTGTGGGCAACTGCTTTACCATACTCGGCAACAATGCCAAAGCTATCGACATGGAGCACTACTTGAATTCCATCACGGGGAATTCGTTCCGCATGGATGGAACCGGGCAAACCACAATTGACCTCACCCACTACTATGCGGGCTGCAACGTAATCAAGGACAACTCCGGTACCTTACCACATGAACAAACGGATATTCGCTACGTCTTGAACAACACCGGCGGAGCCTTGACCCGCTACTACGCCATGCAACGTAGAGTGGGGCTTGGGGATACTGCCGAAGAAGTTGAAATTTGTACTTCAGAGAGTGCTGAGAGATTTCTTGGCATTGTAGTAAAGGATGCTACCATTCCGGATAGTGACTATGGCTGGTTGCAGACAGAGGGCTTTACCGCAAATGCAGCAGTAGACGGCAACGACAACATCGCTATCGGGGATGAGCTTGAAATTGACGGCGAATTCGGTGGTGACGGTGCCTTCGAGCTAGCAGAAGCCGGTGACTACGTAGTCGCCATTGCTGAGTCTGCTTACACTACTGACAGCGTAGCAACGACCCCGGACATCTACATCCTTCCCGAGTCTGCCCGCTACTTCAAAACAGGAACCCTAGCCCTTACCGCTACTGCCGACGGTCTCACAACTGGAAAGATCACCACCTGTCGAAACATCACCGCAGAGATCACTTCCGGCAATGCCAACCACATCGTGACCCTACCACCGCCGACCGTAGGTCAGAAGATCACCCTCATCACAGATGCTACCGGATGCGAACTTCGCACAGTAGCAAGCTCCAACGTAAAGATCAACAACGTTAATAGTGATGGAACCAACGAAGCCGCCCTACCTGCTGACTCCCACTACATTGTCGAGTGCATCTCCGCCACGGAATGGATTCTTCGTGGCTTCACCAATGCCGGGGCCGATCAAGGGGCCATTACCCCTGACGCTGCATAAGGAAAGCAATGAGCACCCTCACGGACTATCTAGCATCCAAATTAGACATGCCCCGCAATGCTGTTTCCTTTCGGGAGCATGGAAAGAGGGTGTTCACCCATTTCTCATTCAACCATCCCGACTACCCTAACCCATGGGACTTCGAGCACGCCCATGCAGAACAATGGGGAATGGAGATCCCTTATTGGGTATTCGGCAACCATTTCTTCGGTGTGGGCAACTACGATCCCGTCTGGATCGACGAAGACTCCCTCAAGGCCCGGCTTGCAAACGTCCCTGAAAACCGCATACTGATCTGTGACCTAGAGGACAAGGAACAACCTGAAGACCCGGAACACGGCTATCAACCCTACTGGTATGATGATGAACTCAAGCAGCCTGTTTTCCGCCAGAACATTGCCGAGAAACGGATTCGCATAGGGGACATCATCAAGGCGGAACGCCCCGATGTACAATGGGGCTGGTGGAGTATGTTGCCGTGCTGTCATAGTGGGTGGTGGTGGCAATTCCGTGATGAGTGGACTTCGATCAACGATCAACTTGCCATAATGGCGGAACAACCCCATCTCATCTTTCCACACCACTACATGTTTGGCGGTACCATTTGGAACGGAAACTACATCCCTTGGTGGGAGCAAGACCAACAACACCAGTACCTAGCCTGTCTTATCCGGGAAGCCAGACGATACAACAAACCCGTGTACCCGTTCCTCTCCGTATGGTGGTACGATCATTGGAAGACCCCCGGCAAGGATCAACGAGTCCCTTACCACCGTTTCATTCCATTCCTTCACCTAGCCTACTACCTCGGAGATGGCGTAGCCCTCTGGCATCAAAAAGACTACGGGTGCGAAGACTACCCAACCTGGGAGGAAAATGCAGACTGGTGGCAGGCACTACGAAGCCTGCTCTTGATGGAAGGGACGCCACCCATTGATAAACTGATCTCGGAAGTATTTACCCTTCTCTCTAAGGAACCTAGCTAATGTCAGTTGAATCCACGATTCGTGATGAAATGGACCATCTTGCGAGGTGCATCTTTGAGGTCCGCAATGCCTTCACCCACTCACCCTCTCTCTTCTCCATCGTCGATGGTGCGGCGGATGAAGACTATGAGTGTGCCTGCAAAAACCGCCTGGTGTCTTCCATTGACGACGTACTGGACGATCCGGAAACTGCCCTCCGCTCGCTAGTCTGGGCATGGTCATACGACAAGGTGAACTATGCCATTGAGCAAGGCTTCACGTACACCTATGGTGGAACGTCTGCCGACGTGTTGGGTTTCGACGATCTTCTTAACTCGTACATGTGGCGGTGTCCGCAAGAGATTGCAGAACTCTTGCCGGTCTATCCGGACCCCGAGCTTGTGTTTACAAGATACCCAAGTGGGGATAGTGACCGAATCATCTTCAACGTCTTTGAGAAAGGTGATTCCACTCCAACCAGTGAAACGACAAGCCTTGATACCGACAAGGTAACCCAAGGCAAATTCTACGTCAAACCCGAGAACACCATTGGGGCTGATTGGACTCTTACCTACACTGCTACCCTGGCAGATAGCTCTATCGCAAGCCTGACCTTCGTGGTGCCAAACGGCAGTACCACTTCCCAATACCTCTACCCCCATCGTTGGGCTTTCCCATGTGCTGTGGCCAGTGGTCAGTATGCAATCCCACTGCCTTCAGGGGGGGCTTCTGAGGGGGACTCGATACCGTATGCTTGTATTCTTGAATCCGCCACCTATGATAACCTGCTCCTTCTGGAGGAAGGAACCACCAACGAGATTGTGCGGATCAAGAGTAGAACCGCAGCCCAAAATGATACGGCATACACTTCCGCCAGCCAAGCAGTGATTACCATGCCCTCGGGGCATGGCTTGTCTGCGGGCGATAAGGTGTTCATCAGTGATTGTAAGACAGGTACCGACTTCAGCGGAGTCAATACAATCACAGCAGTGGGTGACACATCTATCACGGTAGACGCCGACACCTCCGGTGGTCCTGCTGGTACATGTGATGTGGCTGCTTACGTCATTGCCCTGGATGTTCTCCGCAACTCCTGGACAACCTCGGGCAAGATCAACTCCCTGGTTCAAGGAATCTCCGTCACTGGGGAAAGTGGTGGGGATACTGGAGACGAGGTGAGCATTGTTGGTGCTTATGACCGGGCTATCTCGCAATAGCCTCTAATCACATCCGCACAACCAACGTAAACAAGGATAGACCAAATGCCTTTACTCGATTCCGCTGCGGCCCTGGGGGTTGTCATTCCCAGTGATACAATTCCCGTTGAACCCGAACAAATGCCAGTGGAGGTAATGCCGGAACCGGAAGCGGTGTTGCCGTCCAATCTCCTGGAGCCGTGGGGAGATGAAGCAGAGATCTTCGGTCCATTCAAGCCGGACAAGTATGCAAATGGGTTAGTGACGCCGCCAGATTACATTCCAAGGGATAATCCGTTCCTGATGGGAGACTTCGTTACCAAGGAATACGTTGACTTGGATTTTCTTCTACGACCACACCCGGAGATCATCTGCGACAAGGAATTAACGCAGTGGCGGGAATGGACAATCGTGGAATTCAAGCGACCAATCCTCTTCCGACGGTTTGTGACTGGAACAAGTTTCAAGCCCGCCATTCCGGTCATGCTACGTTTCACGAGCTTGGCCAAAGCGTACGCCGATCCAGTATTTGCGGAAATTTACTGGATCAAGGATCTTGCCTCCTACGACGAATCATTGACTGCCGGTTCCACCTTCCAAGGCCAATTCTGGTTAGGCTTCCCAACAATCGGTTCTCCGGTTCTCTGGGAAGAAAAGGCACTCTTCTGGCTTCGGAAGTGTCGTATCCTCTGGACACATATCTACTGGTACGACAAAGAGCACTACCCAAACGCAGACTTGATCTGGAAGATCAAATACGACAGGCGGGACCCGCCTCTCAGGGTCAAACAATACGAAATTGAACAAGCCCTAATCAAGCAAGGTCTTGCTCGAATCAAGGACACATGGCTTACCCAAGCCCTTACCAACGAAGTGGTCATGGAGATCGGCGACTACAATGCAGCCCGATACCGATCTGACCATGCTTCGGGCTCCGGTGCCAATTGTCTGCATCGTTGGGCAGCTACGCCCAAGATCATGGCAGGTGGTTCTCTCAAGGCCATTGATGGTCATGAAGAAGCCTACGTCTATGACCTCTGCAATAACATCATTGATAGTAGTGGCGATGTTATTACCTCCCTCTCTGCCCAAGAGGGGTACCGTTGCACCTGTCGCATTGCCATGATTGGCATTCCCGGCACCGATGAACACATGCGAGCAGTCTACGTAGTCGATCGGGCAGAGCCCATTACCCCTGGCTCTTGATTGGAAGGTAGCACTATGGCAGTCGAAACCTTAACCTACACCTACACGTCCCAAACCGAGATCGAACGTCTCTGGTCGGTAACAGGTGCCTTGTATCGTGCAGATGACGACAGCGATGGTGCCGCCGAGACCAACGTATGGGATGACATCGTAGACGAAGCGACGGACGTTGTAAACCTCTACATTCTACGCTGGTATGATGAGGAGTACGCAACAAACAACAAATGGGTACGCCGTGTTGCTTCCATCATCGGGGCGTACCTCCTTTCCACTCGACGTGGCAACCCACCACAGTTCGAGTCTCAATATGAACGTGTCATGGCCCAACTTGAACAGGTTGGGTCTGGCACGTTCCGCATTCCCCGCTTGCCCATGCGGGACGACTTTACCCCGTCCATGAGAAACTACCGCGTGGATCATCGCTTCCGAGTACCCAAGATTCGCACGGTCCAACAAATCTCCACAGGCGGTGTTTACTCCGGTGAACACGTCGAACCGGATTACGTCTATGAGTGGTGGTAATGGCAACAACAATCAACATCAGGGCCCACACCCGGGCCCAGTTGAAACGCCGGCTTGGTGCTGCCTTCTCCGCCAGAGAAGAGCAGTACACAAGGCTTGTTGCCGTCTACCTTGTTCACTACCTATTCACTCAAATCCACAAAGCCTTTCTGGTCAAATCGAAAGGTGGACGGGATGAGTTTGGGAACCAGTGGAAGCCCCTGGCCCGGTCAACCATTGCACAGAGGCCCATACGACCTGGTGAGCGTAAGGCTCTCGGGATTCAAGGGCTAGGACGCGGAGGCCGGGGGCTTCTCACTGCTGCCCAAAATCGACAATGGAAGGCAATCTTCGCATCGAACTTCAAACGCCTATCCTCCCGTGTGGGGGAAGCCCAAGCCAAGCAAATCGCAGCCAAACTGGCCTGGGCAATCCTCAAATCCCGGGGGGCAAAAACCAAGCTGGAAGTCCTCGGTGGTCGAAAAGTGCCCATCCTGATTGTCAGCCATGACCTGGAAAGAAGCCTAAAACCGGGTCATGTCTCCCGGGAACACTACGACCCATCGCCCAACCAGGTCTTTTCCCTCCAGAAGGACCGGATTACAATAGGAACAGAAGTCGAGTACGCTTCAAGGCAACATAAACACCGAAGACTATGGCCTACAGCTAAGCAGATGCTCCCATGGGTTCGTGACGGAATCCGAAAGGGCATCACTTCCCTTCTGGAGGAATAGCCTATGTCTTGTAAGCCACGACTAGGTTCGGGAAAAAGGTTCAAGCAACTTTCCTCAAAACTCAAACGGAAGGGAATCCGCAACCCCGATGCCCTTGCAGCGAAGATCGGGAGGCAGAAGTACGGAAAGAAACGGTTCCAGGAACTTGCGGCCAAGGGAAAGTAAGTGAGCGTTGCAGCCCTGTGTGAAGCCGTGCGGAATCATCTTCGCACCCAATTGTCACTAGACAACGGGGAGTGCGATGTTGAACAGTCTGCCCAACCACCACCGTTCATTGGCAAACGCTTTGTATCCGTTCACCCAACTTATTGGAGACCTGCCGGCAACTTTGATGATGGGCTTCACGAGATCATTGGGCTTGACTGCACCCTTACCTTTGCAGCGGCCCAATTCCCACAAGACAGAATCGGTGGTGAGCTTTTCCTCAAAGCCTTAACCGGCATGGAAAAGCTAGCCCGGGACATCGTGCTTCAAATTGACCGAAGCTATACTGTCATGGCAGCCGCCAATGCCCTCATCACTTCCGGCACCGACAAATTCCAGGTTCCACTTTTCTGGGAGGGAACGGATGGCACACCCGCAGAACAAGATGGTACCTGGATCTTCGCAGCACCGGAGACTTGTGCCTTCCTGGTGTTAGGCGTCCACTTCGGCCGTGCTGAACGTCATCAGACCATTTCAGGGAGAACCTAATCATGGCTTTCATCGCCGGCCGATACAATGTGAAATATGACGTAGGTGGAACTCCGTTCTACATCGGCCAACTAGACGGTCTGCACCTGAACTACAGTTTCTCCGCAGCCGACATCCGGGGTGATAGCTATGGTGACACCTGGCAAGATGGCGTCTATCGCGGAGGCAATTGCCAGCTTCGATTCACACTGACTAAGTACAGTGCCCCAAACCTCGCCAAGGTCTTCTGGCCATTCAATGCAACCTTTGGAAAGGTCGGAACCCTTGGGGTCCTCGCTTCCAGTCTTGCAAAACAAATCACCTTGGAAGCAGCCGATGGAACACCGGCCGAGTCTACAGACATTGGCGGTGGTGCAATTGGTTGGCCACGAATCATCACAGCCAACTATGCGATCCTCACACCTGGTCACGTTGCTGAATTCGATCTAACGCCCAGCCTTCGCGTCATTCCAATCGAGCTAACCCTTTTGCCGTGGGATGATACCGGCACTATCCGATGGTTCACTTCAGCAACCTCTGGCTCAACAACCGACCCGGCTGCTGTTGGTGGCTTCATTGCCGGCCCGTACACCGTGACCTATGATGGGGTCTCCGTCGGTCAAACCAATGGTATCCGTCTTGGTTGGAGGATGCACGCCCAGCCCATTACCGGCGATGCCTATGGTGATTCCATCCAGGACTTCGTATACCGCGGTGGTGACGTTTGGGTATCCATGGTCCTCAATGAGTACACAGCAGCAGCGGGCCGCAAAGCATTCTGGCCCTACTACACAACCGGGGCAGCGGAGACCGACGTTGGGATTATGTCCAATGCCGCCAGTCCCATCGGCCGCTTACTAAGTGGGCTTGCCAAGCCACTTGTCCTCACCCCGGTTGCCAATACGCCCGCTGCGTCAGCCGGCCATACCTTCACCATTGACAAGGCAATCCTCTCACCCGGGACCCCGATCCAACTGCTATATGAGCACGCCTTGCGAACCGTCCCACTCCGTTTCAACTGTGTGCCCCAGGGAGCTATCGGATCGGAAGAGTGGTTTGTCCCATCATAAGGTTTGACCATGGCCGAAGAAATCAACGTCAATTTCAAAGACCTTTCCTCTGGTCCAGGTGGTCGACCTTGGAACCCTGGTGAACGTACCGACTATGAACGGGTGATGTTCCGTGGGGAAATCCCTCCTCCCCCTCCGCCTCCCACGTCTCGAATGCCGGAGCTACCTTCTGCCAGCAGTACCGGCACATCAAGTCATGGCGTTCTTCGAGAAATCCTCAACGAACTGAAAAGGCAGAACGTCCCTACTGCCCAAGCAGTCGGTCCACCGCCGGCACCACCGCCTGTCATTCCTCCACGCCCTTCCCGTATGCAAGCTATGATGGGAAGGCTTGCAGGATCAGCCGCCTTCCCCGCGTTCTCCGGGGCAATCCTCGGGCAAGTCACCGGCAGTGCAACCATTGGCGGTCTTGGGGGTATGGGGGCAGGTGCCGTAACACAAGGTCTCGCCGCCCTTGGTCCTGTTGGCATGGCAGCCGCTGCTGGACTAGCCGGGATCACCATGGTCACAACCGGCGTGATTGAGGTCTTCCAAAAGCTGACCAACATCACCGAAGGCTTGATCCGGGATGTAGGACGTTACTC